TAGTGGTCGCGGATGCGATCAACAAAAACAACGTCTGGTATCGGGCGACGCGCGAAGCGGAGGTAGGTGTGACCGCTCGGCAGGCGTATGAGCAGGCGCCGTCAGTCTGGGCGTATGCGGCGCGGTGCGCGCAAGGGGCGAAGCGATGAGAGGCCGCAAAACCCTGCGCGAGGTCATGCAAGACCACCAGCGCAGCGAGGACACTCTCGCCGCCATCTGGGGCAAGCCGAGGCGTGAACTGCCGATACCGCCAGAGCCCCCGAAACGCGCCCCAGCGAAGCCCAGCGGCGAGCCGTCAGAGGCGCAGATCCTGCGGGCGATCTTGGCGCTGCTGCGGCATCACCCGAAGGTCGCCAGCCACTGGCGGCAGAATTCCGGCACCTTCGCGGAGCGCAACCGCGACGGCTCGACGCGGTATATCCGTGCGAACACCGCGCGCGGCATGAGCGACATCATGGGCGTGCTGAAGGACGGCCGCACGCTGGCAATCGAGGTCAAGTCGCGCACTGGGCGCATGCGCCCCGGGCAGGAGGAGTTTCTCGCCACGATCCGGCAGGCCGGGGGCGTGGCGGGGGTTTGCCGCAGTGTGGACGATGCTGTCAGGCTGTTGGAGGGGGCATGACTCGCACAGTTTCGTGGTTTTCTTGTGGCGCCGCATCTGCGGTGGCAACTAAACTGTCGGAGCCGGACGTTATTGCATATTGCGATACCGGCAGCGAGGATTTCGACAATGCTCGTTTTATGCTGGATTGCGAGCGCTGGTTCGGTATGATCGTCACGAAACTCAAAAACGAAAAGTGGCAAGACACTTGGGACGTCTGGGAAAAGAGAAAGTTCTTGAGCGGGATCAGCGGAGCGCCATGCACCAGTGAGCTGAAGGTTGCGCCGAGACTTGCCTTCCAAATGCCAGACGACATTCATATTTTTGGCTACACCGCAGATGCAGGCGATGTAAAGCGCGCGGAGGTTCTTCGGGAAAACTGGCCCGATATGAAGATTTCTACTCCGCTGATTGACAGGGGTATCACTAAGGCCGGATGCCTGTCTATGATTCTGAGCGCAGGTATACAGCCGCCGAGGGTGTATGCAATGGGCTTCCCAAATGCCAACTGCATTCCGTGCGTTAAGGCCACAAGCCCCGCTTATTGGGGTTTGGTCAGAAAAGAGTTTCCGATTCAATTTCGCAGAATGTCGGAAATGTCTCGCGCACTTGGTGCGAAATTGACGCGCATTAATGATGAGCGCATTTTCATTGACGAAATACCCGCAAATCATGCAGTCACAGAGGCCATCGCACCTGAGTGCGACTTTCTGTGTTCGCTGGCAGAGCAGGAATTCAATAAATCGGAGGCGACGTGAGAAAACGCTCCTCCTACCGCCCTCGAGGCGTCAACCCCACGGCCCACCTCGTCGCCATCACAGGTGCCGCCCTGCTCACCCGCGACGACCGCACCGTCTGGGCGCTGCAGATGTACGACGCTCTCGACGCAGTGGCCCGAGGCAAGGCCCAGCGCACACACTGGGGAACGATCTTCGACTCCGTGAACCTCGCCGAGGAACTCACGCGCATGGGCCTGGCGTCCGATCCTGACGGCGTGATCGCAGACGCGCAGGCAGCGTGCGCAGAGATCATCCGCCGGCAGCAGGCGACGGGGACGCGAGCGGTGCGCGCCGGGGAGCTGGCGGCGCTGCGGTGTCTCGAGGTCTCCATGATCGACATCTTGGCCGCAGTGACGCACAGCGAGCGGTTGCGCGCTGAGGAGCGCATCAGGGCTCGGACGCGGGAGGCGCAGGCCGGCAGGATTCCGGGTGCTGAGGTGATTGACCCGGCGGTTTTGGAGGGGAAATGACAACGAAACTCGACTTCTCAGCACTCGCGCAGCGCCTGCTCATCTCTGCCGACACGCTGGTCCCCCAGTGGCTCCCCGGCGGCAAGCGCCGGGGCCATGAGTGGGTCTGCGGCGACCTGGCCGGCGGTGAGGGCGATTCCTGCAGCGTTAACCTACTCAGCGGACGCTGGGCCGACTTCGCCGCTGGCGACAAGGGAGGCGATCTGATCGACCTGTACGCCGCTATCCACGAAATCGATCTGGGCGAGGCGTACCGCCAACTGGACGGCACGCCAGCAGCGCCAGCGAGGCCGGCGCGGCCTCCGAAACCGCAGCGGCAGGTTATTACGCCGGTCCCCAGCGAAGCCGCAGATCACGACTGCAGGCATCCCATATACGGCGACCCGTCGCAGATATGGACGTACTTCGACGGCGACGGCAACGTCCTGGGCCACGTGGCGCGCTACGACCCGCCTGGCGAGCGCAAGCAGATCGTCCCGTGGACCTTCGCCAGTGACGGCTGGGGCATGGGCCAGTGGCCGGTGCCGCGCCCACTCTACCGCCTGCAGGAACTGGAGGCCCGCCCCGAGGATCCGGTGCTGGTCTGCGAGGGCGAGAAAGCCACCGACGCGGCGGCAGGGCTGACGGGCAGCCCGTACGTCTCATGCACCTGGCCCGGTGGCGCGCAGGCGCTGGGCCGTGCGAACTGGCAGACCTTGCGGGGCCGGAAAATCCTGCTCTGGCCTGACGCGGATCAGGCCGGCATCGAGGCTATGCAGCGCCTGGCGGCGATCCTGCAGCCGATCGCGGCCGAGGTCAAGGTCATCGACCCTGCCGGGCAGCCTGACGGCTGGGACTGCGCCGACAGCGGCTGGACCCGGTGGTCCGACGCTCGGGCCTGGATCGCGCCGCGCACGACACTCTGGCGGCCAGCGCCAGCGCCCGAGCCTGCGCCGGAAACGCCGGCAGAGCAGGCAGTCGCAGCGCGGGACGTCAGCACACTGGAGCCCGCAGAATGGTACGCACGCTGGGCCTATATGGTCCCCGACGATGGATTTTTTGACCTCATTGAGCGCACCGAAGTGAGCCGCTCCGCGTTCAATGCGCTATACCGGCGGGTGCGCTGTCATTCGATACACACCAACACCAGCGGCGCGGCACGCAAGATCGAAGCCAGCGTGAGCTTCGACGAAAACCGCGCCGCGATGGGCGCCCGCGTCCTGGCCGGCGCGACCTACGCGCCTGGGGCGTCAACGTTGTGCGAGCATCAGGGGCAGGCGTTCGGCAATAAATGGCGCGACGGCAGGCCGCAGATCACCAGCAGCATCGACCCGCAGCCGTGGCTTGACCACGTAGCCCGACTGATCCCCGACGAAGCCGAGCGAAACCACATGCTGGACGCCTTCGCGTTCAAAGTGCAGCGCCCGGGGATCAAAATTAACCACGCAATTTTGATCGGCGGCGTACCTGGCGCGGGGAAAGACAGCATGATCGCGCCCCTGCTTTACGCCATCGGCGGCGAAAACAAAACCAATTGCGCCTCGGTCGAAACCGCAGAATTACAGGATCAATGGGGGTACTATCTCGAGAACGAGTTGATTATTTTTAATGAACTGCGGCAGTCTGAAGCGGTGGACCGTAGGGCTCTTGAAAACCGACTAAAACCGATTCTCGCAGCGCCGCCGGAACTGCTATCGGTGCAACGGAAATTTGCGCATCCGATACAGGTGCGGAATCAAGCGCTGGTGCTGGCGTTTTCGAACTACCGCGATGCAATAGCGATACCGTCAGATGACCGACGATGGTACGTTTTGTGGACAGATGCGCCCAGAATGACCGAGGAAGAATCGACGCGCCTGTGGGGCTGGTTCGCCGCGGGCGGACTGCAAGCCGGGGCGCTGTATCTGCGGCAGCGTGACGTTTCACGTTTCGCGCCCGGGGCTACGCCGCCGTGGACCGAGGCAAAACAGATCATGGTGGCCACCAGTCGCAGCGGAGCGGAATCGTGGCTGGTGGATCGGATAGAAAAGCGCATCGAGGAATTCCGTCTCGGCGTCATCAGCGGCCCGTGGCAGCCACTGGTGGATCGCCTGCAGAATCAGGCGCCCCCGCATATCAGGCTGAACCTGCAGGCCCTGCAGCATGCGCTAGCAGAGGCGCGTTGGCAAGACCTCGGCATGTGCAAGAGCCGCAACAACCAAACCGCGCGCCACTGCTGGGCCTCGCCAGACTGGCGCGGGACGAAATCCGACGCACGCGACGCGACCGAGACGCACCTCGGGTCTATGCCGACGCCGATGCGGCGGGTGATCTAACCGGCTCCGCGCGCCACTCCAGCGCGACGGCAGCGGGAGCGTGCCTCCAGCGCCCGTACATGGCCAAAACAGCGGCGTCTTCCGCCAGATACCAAGCCCGCAGTGCGTCGCGGTCGAACAGGGCGCCGAAACTGCACGCCTCGGCGGCGCGCCAGGCCGCGACGGGATCGGCTCCGGTGTCGGCGAAATACCGCGCGGCAGCCGCGACGCCACGGGCGCGGGTTTCAGCGTCGGCGTCGCAATGGGTAATGATCAGCATTCTCGATGCTCCGAAAAAGACGCCCCGGACGGAGATGGGCTCGACGCCCGGGGCGAAGTCGGCACAGGAACCGACAGGAGGAGACAACGGTCCCGAAGGACCGCGCGATTATAGGTCCAAAATCACTGCCAGCAGCAGGGCCAGCAGGATGGCGAGGAGCGCCAAAATCACGGCGCACCCGTCAGAAAACAATTACGGCGCAACCCCACGGGTAGCAATGATCTGTCTCGCCATCAAAGACCCCGGCAGAGACGTAATTCTCAACGGCCATGCGGACGTGATCAAATTCCGCTTGCGTCGGGTCCTCCCAAATCTGCTCCGGCATGCGCCCCGGGCCGCTGACGGCGTGAATCGCCATGGCTACGGCCGGGTGAGTCTCGCGGCTGGCGGCCCACTCGCGGCTAACGGTGGGGGTCGGGTACTGCAGCGTGTGCATTTTCGTTGCTCCTCAAAACAGAGCCGGCTCAGCATCGGCCGGCGGGATTACGCGGCCCACAGGGCGCGCGCAGGGGGGCATGCTGGGGTAGTCCAGCAGCGCGGGCGGGAAGGGCCACAGCGGCCCCCGGAGGGGCTCGGCGGGGGTGTCGGGAGCGGGGGTCATAGGCCGAGCGCCACCAGGGCGCCCAGGGCGAGGCCGAATGCGCATGCGAACAGGGCGTCGCGCAGGGTAAGGGGAATATCGTGCATCGTCTTCTCCAGGTGAGCCCCGGCTCGGGGCGGGTGAATCATCGGGGGCTAGGCTGACGCGGGGCTGACGTCAGGCTGCAGCAAAATACTTAGCCATCGTGCCGTGCACGACGATAGCGACGCTGGCTTTCCCGGGCCGATCGGCGCCGTCGCAGGCGCGGCAGGTCACACACTGCCTACGGTCACCACCCTCGGGCGACGCAGGACAGACAATCTCGCGCGCGCCGAGCGGCTGCGTAGCGCTGCGGACCCGAAACGTACGCCACCCAAGCGCGCGCGCTACGTCGCGCTCCGGCACGGTATCGACGCTGGCCATCACCAGCGGCCGCAGCGCTGCGGCGCGCCGCCATTGGTGCGTATAGCCAGTGTGGCCGTCAGCGTGGCGAACCAAAGCAAACCACGCGCGCGCGGGGATAGCGGCAGGGTCACCGTAGGACCCGATGCGGACCGTGCGACCTGCCAGCATGCGCGCGCCGGCCGTCGGAGACACTGCAGGATATGAACCACGGACCCATGCCGCAAATACGGATTGGACGGATTGACCCACGTTAACGTAGCAGCTGCGCTTTATCTGAAATTCCGGGTTTCCCCGGTGACCACAATCACCGCAAATACTCCAATCGTCACCCGATGCGATGGCATCCAACGGGGACATATCGGCGCGCAGGATATAGGTCTGCACCATGTCTCCCGTCTTGCTGTTCTCCGAGTGCAGCACGGCTATGCCGATAATCGGCGCACCGTCGATAACTGACGGGCCATCGTAAAACACAAACCCGCTCGCGTTCTTTGTCATCGCCATCGTCACTCTCCTATTACCGGGCCCGCAGGCCCGTGGTTATCAGCCGCAGATCACCCAGTCGCGCTGGCCCGTCACGCCCAGCTCGCGCGCCAGGGCTTCCAGCTCGCGCTTATCGGCAGCGCGCATCGCGGCGCGGTGGGCTGCGCTCAGGGTACGGGCCGCCAGGTCAGGCATGCCCAGGGCGACTGCCTTGCGGGCTGTCGCTGCGTCTCTCTGCTGCGTCTTCGTCATCTCTCTACTCCTGTTCCGCACCGCCCATCGGCGCGACACACGCATCATCAACGGCTTTCCTTACGCGAAACTTACAACCGCCGTCAGGAACGGTAGGGACTTTCCCTAATCCGGGCTAACCCGCAGCAGCAGCGTCGGTGGCGAACGTGTGTCTAGTCCGGTGGCGTCGATGTGGGTGGTGCGGCTTCTCTCTGCGTGGCAATTGTGGCAGTCAATCCTCAAGCCATTAAGACAAGTTTAATGTTAGTAAGTACTTACATATATAGAGTAGTATATATATGACCTGCGCCCGGACTGCCACAATTGCCACAGACCCCGAAACCTATACAAATCAACGGCTTAGGTGCGATTCGGCACTGCCACCGGACTACCACGCCGAATGCCACAGCCCTTTTTGTCATGCTGCCCTGACGTCAACCCGCGTTGACGCCCCGAAAAGCGTGGCAATCGTGGCAGTACTGCGCGACGACTGCCACAACTGCCACAGACACCAGGACCAGCGCTGCGCTGCAGCATGGCGCAGGCTAGGCGGGAAGGGGGTGGGGTGGGGTGCGGCGGAGACCCCCCGGCCAGGGCCCGCGCAAGGTGTAAAAGTGTGTGGAGCCCCCGCACAAATTTTTATTTTTTTGGTACCATCGCCAAATGTTCCGCCCCATGTGCGCTCCGCGCATTCACTGCCGAAACCGCGTCAGCGGCCATTGATATGTTCCGCGATCTTCCAGTCCGCGCCCGCGAGCTAAAAGCCACGCCCGAAATGCTGGAGCGCATATACGATGCCGCCAGGCTGGGTTTGCGCGGAGAATCTCTTGCACTGGCGGCAGGTATGTTGCCGGCTGAGTTTGCGCGGCTGAAGATAATGGACCCGATAGCCGATGTGGCGGAAATGAAGGGCCGGGCCGACAGCGAGATGGAAATGTCTCGCGTGGTATTTGATGCCGCGCAGGCTGGGGATAGTAAGGCGGCGCTGGAGTTTTTGAAGCACCGGCATTCGTGGGTTGCAACCCAGCGAGTAGAGGTT